ACTTCATCGAGCACGTCAACGCCGGCCTGGTCCCTCACCGCCCTCAGGACGAGGTGCGCCGGTCGCTCGAGTTCGCAACCACCCGCCCGCTCGGGCGGGCAGGCGTGACGTGGGAGCAGTCCGACCCCATGAAGCCCGTGTCGATGGCGCAGGCCGTCACATGGGCGCTATGGGGGGTGCTCAAGTCCGAGTCCCGGCCCACTCGACCTACGCCACCACCCCCGCCGCCTGCTGACGTCGTGTCCCGTGACGACTTCGCCCCGACCGACGTGAACCTCGCGACGGCCGCATTCTGAGAGAGGGGGTCGGCCCGTGCCCGAAGTCGGCTACCAGACCGTGCCCCTCACCTCCTGGACGTCGCTCGCCGCGGAGGCTGCGGAGACGAACCCGGACCTGGTGTGGCCGCAGTCGCCGATCGTGTTCGACAAGATGCGTCGCGAGGACGCGCAGGTGATGTCCGTCCTCCGCGCCGTGACTCTCCCCATACGGTCCGCGCGGTGGATGGTCGACGCGGCCGGCGCCGACGAGGAGATCGTGCGGTTCGTCGCTGAGAACCTCGGTCTGCCGATCAAGGGCACCGACCCAACCGACGCCGGTCCGGCCCCGCTGCGCACCCGCGGCCGGTTCTCCTGGACCGAGCACCTCCGCCTCGCGCTCCTCGAGCTCGTGTACGGGCACTCGTTCTTCGAGCAGGTGTACGACACCTCCGACGGGGTGCGGGCCCGCCTGCAGAAGCTCGCATGGCGGCCCCCGCGCACCATCGAACGGGTCGAGGTCGCCGGGGACGGCGGACTCGTGGCGCTCATCCAGAAGGGCACCGACACCCGCGAGATCCGCATCGGGGTCGAGCGCCTCGTCGCGTACGTCAACGACCGCGAGGGCGGGAACTGGATCGGCCAGTCGGTGCTCCGCGCCGCCTACAAGAACTGGCTGCTCAAGGACCGGATGCTACGTGCGCAGGCGCTCACCGTCGAACGGAACGGCCTCGGCGTCCCCGTCTACACCGGCGCCGAGGTGCCGGAAGAGGCGACGCTCGAGGAGCGCAAGGCGTGGGAGACGTCCGAGAAGGCCGCCGGTCTCGCGATCGCGACCGGATTCCGTGCCGGTGAGGCCGCCGGCGCGGCGATCCCCAACTCCGCGAAGCTCGAGCTGATGGGCGTGACCGGGGACCTCCCGGACACGGACAAGCCGATCCGGTACCACGACGAGCAGATCGCCCGCGCGGTGCTCGCCCACTTCCTGAACCTCGGCACCGAGACCGGGTCCTGGGCGCTCGGCTCCACGTTCGCGGACTTCTTCACTGGCTCCCTCAACGCGGTCGCGAAGCACATCGAGGACGTCGCCAACCAGCACATCGTCGAGGACCTCGTTGACATCAACTGGGGGCCCGCCGCCCGCGCGCCGCGCCTCATGGTTGAACCGATCGGCGCGAAGGCCCCCATCACCGCGGAGTCGATCGCCCGGCTCGTGCAGGTCCGGGCTCTCACCCTCGACGCGAAGCTCGAGGCGTACCTGCGCGAGGTGTTCCAGCTGCCGCCCGCCGACCCGGGCACGGCCGTCCCCCCGCCGCCCGCGCCGGCGCCGCCCGTCATCCCCGAGGAGACACCGTGAACCCGTTCCGCTCGCCGCAGTCCGCCGCGCGGACCCCGATCCGCGCCCAGGCACCCACGCCGCGCGGATCCGGGTCCGTGTCGCTCCGCCTGTACGACCCGATCGACTCCTGGGGAGGTGACTGGGGCGTCTCCGCCCGCGAGTTCGGGGAGGTCCTCGACGCCCTCCCCGACGACACCAAGGAGATCCGCCTCCTGATCAACTCCCCCGGCGGGGAGGTGTGGGACGGCCTCGCGATCCTCAACCAGCTGCGCTCCCACCCTGCTCGGTTCGTGGCCGTCGTCGAGGGGATCGCCGCGTCCGCCGCGTCCTTCATCGCCGCCGGCGCCGACGAGCTCGTCATGCTCCGCAACTCGGAGCTGTTCGTGCACAACGCGTGGGGCTACGCGATGGGCGACGCCGAGGTCATGCGGGAGATCGCGACGGACCTCGAGCGGCTCGACCGGAACATCGCTTCCGTCTACGCCGAGAAGTCCGGCCGGCCGATCGACGAGTGGCTCGCCCTCATGGGCAAGGACTCGTTCCTCTCCGCTGAGGAGGCCGTCGAGGCCGGACTCGCGGATCGCATCGAGGGCGTCGCGGATCCCGCCGCGACCGCCGCGAAGGCGTCGCTCGTCACTCGGTTCGCATCCGCGGACCGCGGGGCGCGCGCACAGGCACCCACCGAACCACCCCCCGTCACCCCGGCAACCGAGCCGGGGGACACCAACCGAAAGGAACAAGTCGCGATGAGTGACGACCTTCTGGCGGCTGGCCTCCGTGAGCGGCTCGGTGTCACCGATGCCGACGCCACCCCCGAGCAGCTCCTCGCTGCCGTGGATCAGGCACTCACCGCGCCGCCCCCCCCCAACCCCACCCTGCCGGAGGGCACCGTCCTCCTCGACGCCGCCGCCCTGGAGGAGCTGCGCGCGGCCGCGGAGATGGGCCGCCAGGCGCGCGCCCAGCAGGACTCCGACCGACGCGACGCGATCGTCGCGTCCGCCGTGCGCGAGGGCCGCATCGCCCCCTCTTCCCGGGACACATGGCGCGCCGCGCTGGACCGGGACGAGGCCGGCACGGCGAGCCTGATCGGCTCGCTGACCGCTGGCGCGGTTCCCGTCGCCGAGATCGGGCACTCCGACGGCACCGAGAAGTCCGACGCCGAGCGCGTCTACGACCAGGCGTGGGGCACCCCCGCCGCGAAGGAGGCGTGACCCGTGGCCGACTACCTGCCCAAGTTCAAGCCCGGCGAGGCTGTCACCTTCACCGCGTCCGCCGCGGTGACCGGTGGCCGACTCGTCGCCGTCACCGGCGCCCGTAGCGTCGGCCCGGCCGGAGCTGACTCCGCACTCGTCGTCGGCGTTGCCGGCTTCGACGCGGCCATCGGCGAGGCCGTGACCGTGTTCACCCGCGCGGGTGGCATCCACGGTCTCACCGCATCCGCAGCGATCGCGGCCGGCGCGAAGGTCGCATCCGCGGCCGCCGGCAAGGTCGCCACCGCGGGAACCAACGCGGTCGGGATCGCCCTCACCGCCGCCGCAGCCGACAACGACGTCATCGACGTCCTGTTCATCTAGGAGGGAGACCAGTGTCGTCTCTGACATACCCGGTGGCACGTCCCGAAGGGGACCTGACCGCCGAGCAGATCCAGCTCCTGCTGGCCAACCCCCGCCTCATCGCGCGGCGAATCCAGCAGCTCACCGACCAGCGGTTCCTCGCGGACTACCTCCTCACCGGCCGCTTCAACGCAGTCGGCGGAGGCATCTTCTACGAGAACGGCGACGAGCTGTTCGTCGCGGAGAACCCCGAGCAGATCGCCCCCGGCGCCGAGTACCCGCTGTCCGTCGTCGGCCGCGGTGACCTCGCCGCCGCCAAGACGGTCAAGTGGGGCCGCGACTCCGAGGTGTACGACGAGGCCATCGCCCGCCTGGGCATCAACCCTGTCGACCGCGCCCTCACCAAGCTCGCGAACACCATCATCCGGTACATCGACACCGTGGCGTGGGGCGTCATCTCCTCCAAGGTGACCGGCACCCTCGCCGCCGGCGCGACATGGACGGACGCGGGGAAGATCATCACCTCCGTGCTCACCGCTCGCGCGGCCGAGCAGGACCTCGAGCTCGGCATCGAGCGCGACACGGTGATCCTCACCACGACCCAGTACGCGAAGGTGCTCGGCATCTTCATGAACTCGGGTCTCCTCCCTCGGGAGGAGGGCAACGTGATCCTCTCCGGCAACCTGCCGACGGAGATCATGGGGTTCACCTGGGTGACCTCGACCCACATCAGCGGCAGCGACCCGCTGCTCGTGGATCGGGACCAGCTCGGCGGCATGGCCGACGAGGACCTCCGCTCCCCCGGCTACGTCCGGAACCGCGGGGTCGGCATCGAAACGCTCTCCGAGCGCATCGGT